GGGAAATCTCGACGCTAGCGATGTGGTCGGACAGGTCAACGCCGCCGAGCACAACCCCAACGTCCGTGAGAACGATGCGTGCCATTATTCCTGCTCCTCCGGCCCTTCAGCCGGCTCGTCGTCGGAAACCGGCTGCTCCGGCTCGACCTTCTTCTTACGTCCGGGGCTATCCGGTACCTGATCGGCAGGCGACCGCTTGCCCTTCACCGGAGCAAGGTGACCGCCCTGCACCAGCGCGTCGATGTTACACCCTGCGAGGTCATCCGCACCGAGAACGGTCCCGGCACCCCACGCAAGCCTGTTACTCGTAACCCGCCAACTCATGCGACAACCTCCACGGTGAACTGCGCGGCAAGGTACAGCACCTCGCCGATAGGGAGCGAAGCATAGTTCGTCATTTCCGTCACCCGGCAGGTGTTCGCCACACCACCGAGGGTCCGGTCGCCCTCCACCGCCTGCTTGATAGACCCGTCGCCGACCAGATACTTGTCGAGGTTGTCCTGCGCGGCCCGGTCGTCCGCACGCGCCACGATGAGAATGATGGTGAAGAAGAACGTGTCCGCACCCCGGCGTGCGTTCAGGTCGTAGACGATCCGCTCAGGCATCACGACCGCGATCGGCGGGCGCGGGTTGTCCGGCACCGTCGCCGACGTTCGCAGCCCCGACACCGTCGACATCCGGTCGGCGAGACCGTCGCGCAAGTCCTGCATAGACGCCATCAGAAACGCGTCCGCCGGAACGCCGCGAGCAGCATCAGCACGTCTGGGTCGCCCTTGAACGAGACCCGCATCGCACCCATGTCGCCAAACCCTGCGACACCGAGCGGCGAGTCGAGACGGGTGAACAGGCGCGACGCCTGCAGGATGGTCGCCTCACGCACCGCGTCCGGAATCGTCGGCCAGCCATAGACACCCTCGACACGGACCGTCGCTCGAGGATGGAACGCCGTCGGCCAGTAGCCGTCCTCCTGAGGACGGATGCGCGTGTACGGCCAGTCACCCTGCCCCGCAGCACGCTGGTTCACCGGCTCCAACTGGTAGTCGATCTCCGCCAGCGTCTCCGCAAACGTCCGGTCCAAGTCCTCGTCGATCTTTACCGACGTGACCGAGACGAGGTCGTCGACGATGAGCGGGTCCATCCGCCCGGTCGGGATGTAGTCCCGCGTCGCCGTAGCCTGCGAGAACGAACGGTCGCAGTACGAGTCGACCCACCGCGACGCCGCGTCGATAGCAGTGCTGAGCAGCGTGTCGTCGATGTCGTCAGTGATACGCAGCGCAGACTTCACCTGTGCCAGCGTGCAGTAGTCAGCCATCAGGAACCTCCGGGCCGGCTCAGTCTACATGCCTGCGTTCCGACGGGCGTTCGCCCAGTGATGGACGACCCACACGTCATCGTCAAACGGTCCGTCCGCACGATGCCACTCGCCGTACAGGTACGGGTACACCTGCCGCTTCTCGAGCACCACGACGTCGTCCCGGCCCCGCAGGATAGGCGTCGCATAAACCCCGGCGGTCGGGATACGCAGACCCGGGTTCGACAGCACCTGCTCCCGAAGCCCCTCGACGATCGTGACGAGCGCCGGATGGCCCGCAGGGAATCCGAGGAACGCGGTGTTGATGAACGTGTCCTGCAACTCCCACGCCGCGAACCCGGGCAACTCGAGCAGCGGGGTGATGTCCCGACGCCACTCCAAATCGCAGTCGACCCACACTCCGCCGTAATCGTGCAGCACCTCCCACCGCAGAAGGTCGGACCGGAACTGGCCCGGATGCGTTAGCGGAGAGAACCGGGCCGGGTCGTCGAACAGGTCCCGGGTCCGCAAGTCCGGCAGGTTGTCGTCCGTCCAGAACATCACCTCATGCTTGTCACGCCACACGTCGAGCAGCGCCCTCTGCCAGTCCGGGAGCGGCCCGCCACCCCAGTAGGCGTGCACGACATTCGGAATCACGCCAGCCCCCACCGGCGCAGGTTCAGCGCGGGCGCACCCGCATACGACGTGTTCCCCCACGTCGACCTGCCCGCACCGAGATGGTCCGCAAGGTCCACGCCGACCAGCCGGTAACCCGCAGACCGCACCCGGTCGCAGATCGGCATGTCATGCGACGGCTTCTCCTCGTTCGCCCACCGCATCGTCTCCCACATCTCCGCCCGGTACACCCACGCGCCCCCCGGAACGGTCAGCCGCGACAGGCCCGACAGCCCCCCGGCAGACACGACCTCGATAGGTGCGGCCCACGGGAAGTCCGGCTCGAGCAGGCCCGACATCAGCCCGACGTTACGAGGGGCGTCATCCCAGAACGCCTCGAGCCGATCCCGCCAGCCCGGACGCCACACCACATCGTCCTGCGCCGTCACGACCAGCCCGCCCGGACCTGCAGCGTCCGCAGCAGCCTGATGGCCGAGGTTCATCGCCCGACCGATAGTCCTGTTCCCATCCGCGTGCGACCAGCACTCCCCGCCAAGTTCCGAAACCAACTCCGGCGTCCCGTCCTCCGAATGATGGTCGAACAGCAGCACCTCGTCTGCCTCGCCGAGCGCCGCGACCACCCTCCGCAGCCACTCGTTCCGCTCATGCTTGAACGCGTCCTGCGTGAACACCCAGCCGACGACCCTCATGCGTCGAGCAGCGGCACCCACCGCTCATCGAACACACGGTCCGCCTCGTACCCCCGGGCGAACTCCACCGCCTGCTCCGAATGACCCCCGCCGGCCTCGTACGCCGCGTCCAAACCCTCCACGATGGAATGCACCAGCGGCGTAGCGAACCAGCCCAACTGTGCCGGGTTCCACTGCGGCTGCACCTGCGCCGTCCACCCGTCCCCGACCAACTCCGGCTGCGCCGAGAAGTCCGACACGACCACCCGCGTCCCGCACGCCTGCGCCTCGAGGACCGGCAGGCCGAACCCCTCACCGGCAGTCGCCGACAGCAGCACGTCCGACCGGGTGTAAATCTGCGCCATCGTCCGGTCGTCCACACCCATCCGATGCTGATACGGCTCCGCGAACTGCACCTGCTCCGACGGGATACCCGCCGCCTCCACCAGCGATACCAGATCGATACCGTACTGCGACCGCGCCTCCGTATGCAGGTACAGCAGCGCCTCGGGATGCCGCTTCGCAAACAGCGCGAACGCCAGCAGGTTCTCCCCCCACGCCTTCCTGCTCGGCAGCACACCCTTATTTGCGTTCGGAATGGTCACGACGAACCGTCCGGGCCACGGGTCCTCGTCGAACTCCGTCGGCTTCCAGTGCTTCTCAAGCGCGTGCGGGACGTACACCGCGTCGATGCCCTTCCGCTCGCACGCCTCCAGCCCGTGCTGCGACATCGCCACCGGCGTCACGTTCTCCCGCAACAGCCACTTCGCCACGTCAGGGACGACCCCCGCATGGTCGATAGGCACCCACGACAGGATGCGCTCGACCTTCGACAGGTTCGGATTCTTGAGCACCCACACGTCAGCGAGGGTGATCATCAGCGACGGGTCGTCAGACTTCCCCGACCAGTCCAGCCAGTGCCCCCAAATGTTGTCCTGCGAGTAGCCGTCATGCCCCTGCGGATACGCCGGCACACCATGCCACGACCCCATCCCGAGGGTCTGACCGTAGTTCGCATGAACCGCGACCGGATGGCCGCGACGCTTCAGACGGCGCACGACCTGAGCGGACTGCGTCCCGTACCCCGTCGGCGCGGCAGGACTGTTCGAGAACCAGAAGATGCGAGGACTACGCGCAGGCTTTCCCATGACATCTCACTTGTCAGCGCAGGAGCGCAGGTTCCGGGGCGGGCCAACCCTGCGCTGCCGGCCCGCCCCGGACCTTACATCAGGAAGCGCCGCCGACGAAGTGCTTGACGGCGTTAGCCTGCGACAGGTTTCCGTCGAGACGGATGGAGACGCGGAACGCAACGAGGTCGTTGACGAAGTACGCGTCGTCCGACCGAGCGATCTCAACGCCGCCAACCTGACGGACGTGGTAGTACGGCATCGAGCCGAACACGACCGACTTGTTGGACGTGCCGACCGCAGCGACGTGCGGGTTCTCGAACACCGGGTAGCCGAGCACCAGCGCCTGCGTGCCCTGCGTCGGGTCGTAGATGAACCGGCCATCGTTGTCCTTCAGCGACCGCAGTTCCGCGAGGGTGCTGCGACGCATCTGGAACCCGGCGCGGTTCGCCGCGTACTGCGAGTCGACCGCGTGAACGAGGTCGATCAGGTCGTCCGCCGTGAACGCACCCGCGACACCCGTGCCACCAGTCTTCCCAGCAGCCGACGCGTCGACGATGCCCTGCGGCTCCACCGTCCCGGTACCGACCGCCAACTTCTCGTTGACGATGTTCCCGATGGCGTTACCAGCCTGCCGACCGATGAAGTCGACGATCGGAACGCCTGCGTCCTCTAGAAGTTCCCTCGAAATGGTGATGAGGGTCCCGAACTTGTGCGCCCGGAGAGTGAGGGACGACGTCGTCGGGTTGCTCACGTCGAACGCAGCCGCCTCAGCGGTCGCGGTCGCAGACGAGAACCCGGACTGCGTCGGAACCTTGATGTCCTCACCGGAAGCGGTCGTGAGGATGGTGTAGCCGACCTCCTCGTTACCGAACGGCCCGGTGTAACGCATCTGCTCCTGCATGACGTCGTAGAAGCCCTGCGGAACGGTGCCGGAGTCGCCGGACGTGGTCATCTGCCGCTTCTCGAACGTGGCAGTGCGAATCTCGCCACGGACGAGCGAACGCAGCAGGTCCTCGTCGGTCGACGGGGCGGCGGTCGCCTGCGGAACACGGATGTCGGCGGCCTGAGCCTCACGCTCCATGTCACGGGTGATCTTCTCGATGACGGCAGTGCGCTCGTCAAGGTCCGCGTTGATGCGGTCGTACTTCTGCTGCTCCTCGGCGGTGAGGTCACGGCCCTCGGCGGCAGCGTGGTCGAGGAGTTCCTTCGCCTCGCTCCATGCGCGGGCGCGCTCCTCAACCTGACGGTTGATGTAGTCGTTCATGATGTCCTCCTACGGACGATGGATGGTCTGCTTGTGGCGTCCCGTAGAAGGGCGTGCCGGTCCCGTGGGTAGGGCGCGTGCATTTAGCGTACAGCAAAGGCCCGCGCTGTCACACGCGGGCCGGTGCCGTAACGCTCAGACGGTGACCGTAAAGTCTCCGACGGTGAAGCGGTAGCCGGAGCAGTCCCACTCCCCGAACCTGTTGCACGGCTCGGTCACGAGGTCGGCGGGGCCGCCGCACTCCTCGAGCGTGTAGACCGCGATGACGCAGCCGCATTCCTCAACGTCGAGGTGGTCGAAGCGTCCGTGGTTGACGACCGGGATGCGGACCTTGATGTCCTCCCCGTCACGGTCGTGGTCCCACATCCAGTTCGTCGTGATGGTCTCCGGTGCCTTCATCGTCCTGCCTCCCCTTCGTTGATGATTCCGATGAGTTCCGCCTTGGTCGCCGCAGTCCAGCCGAGGTCCCCAAGTTCCGCCGGGTAGCCGTCGACCCAGCGGACCACCTCCCGCTCGGCCCAGCGCGTCTCGCAGGGGACCCCGCAGACGCACTCGCGGCTCAGCGCGACGTTGCCGATGGTGTAGAGTCCGGGTGCGTGTCGCTTCGCCTTCATGATGATGCCCCCCTAGTCTCAGAGCCAGTCGAGGATTTCGGTGCGGCCCCCGCGGAACAGGGCGGTGACGGTGCCGCCGAACTTGCCAGCGAGGTATGCCGCGTGCTGCAGGTGCTGCTCCCGCGTCTCCATGCCGTTGTGGAAGGTCACGCGGTAGCCGATCGGGTCGGTCCAGTCTGCCTTGGTGTCCATCTCGGGCCTCCTCTCCGTGTTGCCCGTGAGGGCAGCATACAGGAGCGG